TGGATTAAGCTTTAAGCCTGGGGCAGACTTTGAAAACCTCTACAGGCGAATGGCTGAGTCTTCTGATCTGTTTAGCCTAGAAGACGGGCGGCTACAGGTGGATTACACGCGGCTAAGTCTTCCGCGCCTGTTTACTATTGACAGTGCCCTTGTTGATGACACGGAACTTTTTGATATGGGCGTCGCTTCAAGGGAAACCACTGTTGCACCAAAACGTCAATTTCAAGACTACATGCGATACGCTTCAAAGTCGCTGGAGGACTTGAACATTGGAGGGCAGATGTCCCTTGAGGAGTACGCCAATAACCCGTTTGACGACGAGGCGTTTACTCGGCTTGTGAAGGGCAACCCGGTGTGGGCGTACACCAAAAAGGTGGCGGATGCTTTGTATGAGACAAAAACAGGCGCAGCCTACAACTCGGACAAGAAAGCTGACCGCATGCAATATGGCATTGTTGTCGCGCACGTTTATGACCAACTTAAGCTGCTTAACCAGACAATCGAATGACCGCCTCTAGAAACGACAGCATCCTCGACACTCTTCAGTTTACAGCCGAAGGGCAAATACCTAACGAGATCCAAAGCCTTGGTTTCTTTGGCACAGCTGGAGACGTAGCTAAATCAACGCTGTACGGTGGCGAGCAAGCTGTTCGCAGCATGTTTGACCTTAGCAGCTACACGTTTGGCGGTGACGTATCGGATGTAGAGGACTCTTTCTTTACAGCCCCTGAGTCTATGGCTGGCGCGTTTACGGGCGCGATCTCGCAGTTCGCTGCGGGCTCAATCATTACTGGGGGCATCATCCAGGGAACGCTGGCGACACTGACGGCTTTGGGCATCGGCGCGGGCGCTGTGCTTGGTGCTCCGCTTGTCGCTGGTGGTGCTGTGCTTGGAGGCCTTGCTGTCACGACCGCACGGGTCGCCAAAGGCTGGAACACGTACAGGAAGCTGAAGAAGCAGTCCAAAATCTTCAACTACGCGCACGCTGGTGTTGTTGACTTTGCTGCGTTCCGTGGCGAGCAGGGGCGCTTCGTTGATCTACTTAACGACGTTCCTGCGCTAGAGAATGAAGTGTTTTCCTACATCTCTGGTGACGTAGACGACACGGAGTTTGAGGGGCGCCTTAAGAACGTGCTTGATGGCGTCATCGCCGGCGGCATGCTGGACGCTGCAATTGTTGGCCTAAAAAGGGCCACGCGGCAACGCCGGGTGATTGCAGAGCGGGCGAAGAGCGGTAAGCCTATGAGCCCAGAAGAACGGGCTAAGATTGAAGCTGAGTTCGATCAACAGGTTGTTGATGAAGCCGAGCTGGTGTTTGATGAAGAACTGGCGCCTATAACAATGTCTCGCTACGAGCGCGCGCAAGAGCGACTGCAAGACACGCGCTACAGCGTCAAGGCGCAAGAGGTCGAGCGCAAGCTGTTGGGCGAGACGCCTGAAGGGGCTGCGGGTATCCGAGACATTATTGGCCGTAAATCTGCTGAGGAGTTGGAGCCGATCAGGGAAGGCCTCGAGCAAGAGGTCCGTTACAACCTAGATGAGCCGCTTGGTAAGCAACTAAACGTCAACCAGTACGACCTTAAGAAAAACAAGGACGGGCAGTTTGTTGACGAGCAGGGTAAGGTCATTGAAGGTGTCACCGATGAAGTGATGGAGGCGCAAGGCCGCATCAACTTTGGTAACCAGCACTTGTCAGACACAGCTGCGTCAGTCTCCGTCCGAGTGACTCGAGAGTTTATTGACGAAATCAACGACCTAAAACGCGCACGCCGCGAAGCACGCAAGAAAAGCAAACCGCAGGCTACAGAAAAGGTAAGCGAAGAGGAACTGTTCAGCGCCAAAGCAGACGCGTTTGACAAGCTCTCCAGAGTGTTCCAGTCCACGCGCATTGCGCGGAAAATCCTTGAGACCACTGGCGGTGATGCCGAGGCCGTTTACGCCGCGTCTCGCTACGCAGAGCGCCTTCGCCTGTCCGGTAAGCAAGTTAGCGATCACTTGGAGACTGTGCTGAAAGACGCACAGGCGATGAAGAACCCGTCAGCGGACAGTGCGGTGTACCACGCAATTGACGCGCTGTTCAACACCGTCACGACGCGCGAGGAACTTGGCAGTGCCTTTGGCTTTGCGCTTGGTTCGCTTGGCCCTCGGTTCAGGAACATGCTGGGCAACAAGGTGCAGCGGGTCAAAGACATGATGCCCGGTACAGAAAGCAAGCAGCAGCTCCTCGACACCTACAGGCAGCTTGCTATTGAGGCACGCACTAGCCCTGCGGCTCGCAAGCAGCTTGCGGACATGCAGAAGCGCATCCTTAAGACGATGAAAAAGACGCCTGATCCCGTTGACGCTGCTAAGGAGATCCAGGCGGATCTGGCGTTGGGGGCCATGAGCGCCGGCGGAATCATCAAAGGCATGTTCAAAGCTGTCCCCGAGGTGTTTGTCACCAACGTCATCTCTGGCCCGAAAACGCTTGCCATTGGTCTAGCATCACCGCTGTTTGTCTGGCCGACAAAGGCCTTGGCCGAGTTGTACGGCAGGGCGTTTGAGTTGCAGGCTAAAGCCGATCCTAACTTTGCCGCCAAAATCATGGGCGAGGTGCGGGACGACATGAGCAAGAGCACCATGATGATGAAGAATGGCTACAACATTCTCAAGCTGGCGCTCAAGGGTGACGACATGGGTAAGGTCATGCACAACCTTGGGTTGCAGACTGAACTGCGTCAAGGCCGAGAGGTTGATCGCGTGGCCGGCGCTGTTGCAGACAAGCTAGGCTGGCAGACAGACGGGACAACTCGCAGGGTCATCAGCGCCCTGTACAGCACGCTTGTGCCTGGTCGTGTCCTGCCGGCGCGTATTGACCGTATTCAACAGCTGACGGTATTCCAGACGGAATACCACCACGGTGTTATGCGGAACCTGCAAAGCAAAGGTTTGCCTGCTGCTGAGGCTGAACAAATTGCAGCGGACCTGACACGGCAAGCTATGCACGAGCCGGAGAAGCTGGTCGCTCAGTTTGCAGGTGACGGTCTGATGCGCCGCGCTGCACAGGCTGTTGATGAAGGCAAGTACGAAAGCACGGACGCTGCTGTAGTAGGCCTTGCCTCTAAGACTGAAGTGGACGCGCAGGACTTCACCAACATCCACGAAGCTGCTGCCCGTAAGGCGCAGAGCATGACGTACAACCGTCCGCTCAAGGAGCTTCTGCAAGAGTCAGACGCGATGTCGAAGCCCGCACGGCTCGCAGTTTCTGCGGGCGATGCAGTGTCCGGCATTGTAAGGCGTCACCCCAGCCTGCGGATGTTTGCGCCGTTCCTTACCATTCCGACCAATATCTTTGCCACGTCTACAGAGACCCTAGTTGGTGGTTCGTGGCGTCTGGCGAAAGACAACCTTAACAAGCAGCTGTTTTCGGCCCCTGCCCTCAGTGATTCGCTTGACGACTTCGCAGAACGCATCAACAGCCCGAACCCCAGCATCCGCCGGCAAGCCGTTGGTCAGTCGTACCTAGCGGCAAACATTGTGGGCGGGTTCGGTACGATGCTGGCAATGCCTGGCGTAGTTACAATGGAAGGCCCTGGCGAGCTTCCGCGTATTACAGGCTCTGGCCCGACCGACCCTAACCAACGCCGCGCTTGGCTTGCCGCAGGGTTCCAGCCGTTCTCAATTCGAGTCGGTGACAGCTATGTTAGTTACGCACGCGCAGAGCCTATTGCAACGTGGCTTGGCTTCATGGTCGATATGGTGCAGATTGCTCAGTTTAAGCAGTATGCAGACGACCCAGAAACAGATGAGTTGATTGACCTTGGGGTTATGTCGGCTCTTGCTGCTGCGGCAAACCAAGTACGTGAAAAGACGTTCATGCAGGGACTGCAAGACCTGGTCAACATTCTTGAGGCTGACGCCGACGCATCGGCAAGTTGGTTCAAACGCACCATTGCATCGCTGACCGTCCCAGCCTCTATCCGTCAAATCGGTATCAACGTCGATCCGGTTATGCGCGATGCTCGTACCATTGGCGACAAGATGATGCAAAGCGTGCCCGGCATGTCGCAGCGCCTTGACACAAAGCGGGACCTACTTGGCGAGCCGATCACGCGCAGTTACTTTGCTGATTCGCCGTGGCTTGACGCATTTGTCCCGACGCGCGTGACGGAAATTAAAGACGACGTGGTTCGCAACGAGTTCCTCAAGGTGCCCAACGACTGGCGCTCAATGCCAACACGGTACGAAGGCATCAACATGCTTGACGAGCGTTTGGACGTTGACGGTGTGTCGGCATACGACGCCTGGCAGAACCAAATTAGCACCATCAAGCTGCGCGGTAAGACGATGCGTCAATCGCTGCGGTTGCTTTTCCAAGACTCGGACTATCAGGCCTTGGACCCGTCGCCCACCACGTTCGGCCAAGACAGCGGGCGTGTGCTCGCAATCAACCGAGTGATGAACGCCTACAAGCGGGCCGCTTTTGTGCAGCTCGCCAAGGACAACCCTCAACTGGAACGCGAGTTCAAAGCAGTCCGGCAGGCCGCTCGAGACCGCAGCCGCGCACGCCGCAACCCTTCTCCCACGCTCATTGACTGATGGCTAACTCCCAGGAAACCTTCACGTGGACCTCTAACCCGCTGACGCTGTCGTTTGATGTACTGCGGGACAAGTACCTTACGGTTACGGTAGAAGGTACACCGACCACGCAGTGGACGCTGAACGGTCGCGAGCTGACTCTGACGGGCACTATCGTCAATCCCTCAGAGGTTGTCGTCACGCGCTCTACGGACCTAGATGACGACGACTTCTTGGTGCAGTTCACTGACGCATCTAGCCTGCGTGCGGTAGACCTTGAGACAGCTACGAAGCAACTGCTGCACATTCTGCAAGAGATTGTGGAGGGTAACCAAGCGGCTGTCACGGGCTTTTATCTGCCGCTCGACAACACGCGCACGTTCTGGGATGCAACTGGTGGCGGGCAGTCTAACCTGCAAATCCAGAACGTCGCAGACCCTACTGTTGCTGATGCAGTAGCGACTAAAAACTACGTAGACGCGCAGATTTCAGGTACAGGCCAAGTGCCTGCAACCTCTGGCAAAGAGTACCGCGGGCTCTACGTCAAAAGCAACGCAGACGCTGCGTGGCAATACCGGCCGCACGCCACTGCTACGTTTATGGTTACGGACACTGGCCCGACTAGCGGCCTGTCGCCGCTGACTTCTGGGTACGTTGATGCGTTTGGCGGTCGATACATCAAGACCAGTTCCTCGCACGACCCCAGCGATACGGCGCTAGATTGCGCTTTGGGCTGGTCGCAAACGACGTACTCGCGCGATGCTTCAATGGAGGTGTTTTCTACGCAGCTCGCGCGAGTCAAGGCCGCGTCAAACAACAAGGTTATTGAAGTCACGCCCGTGCAGGGCGGCTGGAACTTCAAGCTCAACATCTTGGCGCGAGCTAGAAAAGCCCAAGGTGCTAGTTTTTGGACTCTTGATAACCTTGGGTTTAACGTCTTGTTCTACGACGAAGCCGGCGGTAACCCGCGCGTGCTGAACATGGACAACGACTACATTGACGCCACTATCCAAGGCATTACGGATCGCTTCTCTGAAGAACCCGCCATTACTGGCGCAAGCCTGACGCCGGGCACGATTGCGTTCCCACAAGGCCTGACAGGTGAGACTCCGGGGCTGTACCAGTACCTGCAAATTGACGGCCTGTATGTGACCCAAACCGGCACCGTGGGGCGAACGGAATACTGCCAGTCCTACACTCTGACCGGCCAACTGCCCGTCACCGGCAACCCGATGAACCTGCGGATCAGCGTCATTTCGACAGGCACCGACGATGTGATCCTTGCACGTCCGACCACGCTGACTCTCAGCACCAACCCTGGGTATCTGCCGGCAGGTAACTGATGGACAACCTTGACGACCTGATGCACCAGCAGGTGCTGCGGCTACTGCAAAAGCCTGAGCTGACTGCATCTGAAATGGAGGTGTGCCGCAAGTACCTCAACGACCGTGGAGGACGCGGCGGCAAGCACTACACAGAGGGCTTTGAGTCTCAAGTCATGCAAACAGCATGGGACGATATCACGTTTGACGACGTAAAGGTGCTCAACGAGGACAAAGGTGATGGGTGAGAGCGATGACGGCTGGCAGGAGTACCGCGCACTTGTGCTTAGTGAACTGAAGCGCCTCAGCGACCACGTGTCGTCATGCGAGGCAGAGATGCGGAAAGAGGTCAAACACAGCGAAGTCAAGCTGTTGAAGGCTATTGACCGCCTACACACCAGCCATGCCGCAGTCAAAGCGGATGTGATCCGCCTAAAAAGCCAAGCAGCTGTCTGGGGGCTTATGGCTGGAACTGCGGTTTCTGTGCTAACAGCGTTTGTCAGTAGACTATTGAAATGAACATTACGGTTTGGGACACGCTGACGGTGCTGCGCCACGCTCACCCGCTGTCTCGGCCCGTGACCGTCAAGCTAGTAGCCCTCGAGGATGACGAAGGCCTCTGCGAGTACGTGGATGCGACCGACAGCTTCGTCATCAAGATCAACAAGGGGCTACGGTCCTCGCAGCTAGACGAGGTTCTTGTCCATGAGTACGCGCACGCGCTGCTGCACGACTACACCGGGCCACACCAAGGGGCAGTGTGGGGAGTTGTGTACTCGGCGCTCTTTGAACTTATCTTTGGTGACCACTCTTGAGACCGCACCTTCCCGAAGACCACCCGTTTCGTCTGTTCAAAAACTTCGCGCGGGTGGTGTGGAAGCACCTACAACTACCTGAGCCCACGCCGCTACAGCTGGCGATCTGCGACTACCTCCAGTTCGGACCCGACAAGCTCATCATTCAGGCGTTCCGCGGCGCCGGTAAGTCGTACCTGACATCAGCGTATGCCTGCTGGCTCCTGCTAATCGACCCGCAGGAAATGATCCTGTGCCTGTCGGCCTCCAAAGACCGCGCAGACCTGTTCACCAAGTTCTGCCGGCGTCTGATCGACGAAATCCCGATCCTCCACCACCTGCGCCCAGACGTTGAGCGAGGCGACCAAGACAGCTCCGTGTCGTTCCAAGTCGGTTGCTGCGTCCCTCAGCAGTCCCCGTCCGTTGTCTCGCGGGGTATTACAGGGCAGATTACGGGGTCCCGTGCTACCACCATCATCCCTGACGACATTGAGGTCAGGAACAACTCCGAGACACCGCTGATGCGGGAGCGCCTTGTTACGCGCATTGAGGAGTTCTCCGCTATCCTCCTGCCCAAAGACGAAGAGCGCGGCATTTACCCGAAGGTCCGCACACTCGGTACGCCCCAGACCGAAAACTCGGTGTACCGAACGATGGAAGAGCGGGGCTACGAGTGCCGCATCTGGCCCATCATGAAGCCCACGGACGAGCAGTCCATGAAGTACGCGGGCCGCTTGGCGCCAGACATCGCGGAGCTGGAGATTGACGCCGGCGCCCCGACCGAACCCCGCCGATTCACTCGGTTGGAGATTGAGACACGCCGGCGGGAGTACGGGCGAGCCCAGTTTGCACTCCAGTTCATGCTCGACACCAGCCTGTCGGACACGGACAAGTACCCGCTCAAGATCAAGGACGCCATGTTTGCTGCGTTCACGCCCAAAAAGGCACACGAGGTCTACGTCCACACCAACCACCCTCGAGCCAAGATCACCGGACACGACAACCCTGGCCTCGTTGGTGATGGGTTCTTTGCCCCTGAAGAGGCCTACGGCGAGCTGGTCCCGTTTGAGCAAACCATCCTGTGTGTTGACCCGTCTGGACGTGGTAAGGACGAGACCGCCTGCGTTGCCCTCAGCTCCCTGTCTGGCTACATCTTTGTTCATTCGGTGTTTGGCCTCCCTGGTGGCTATGACCAGCCCAGCCTAGACGCAATCGCGCGGGAAGCCAAGCGTGTCAAAGCAAACACCATCGTCATCGAGTCAAACTTTGGTGATGGCATGTTCAGTCAGCTGCTGCGACCTACGCTGACCCGCATCTACCCGTGCAGTATCGAAGAGATACGCAACACGCTGCAGAAGGAGCGGCGCATCATCGACACACTGTCGCCTGTGTTTGAAGGCCACAGAATCATCTTCCACGAAAAGACCATCGAGCAGGACGCAAAGACTCGCAAGGACGACAGCGAGGAGCTTCACAAAGCCCGCCAGATGTTTTGGCAAGCAACGCACATCTCCTACGAGCGCGGATCGCTCCCCCACGATGACCGGGTCGATGCCTTGGCAATGGGCGTGGGCTTCATGGTGGAGAGTATGAGCCGAGAGGCGCACGCTGTGATGCGTCAGCGGGAGATGGAAGAGATTGAAGAGATGTTGGAACGCTTTGACACCGACGAGGCGACGGGCGCTGAAGCCAACTCTTGGCTGTCTCGAGACCTTGCGGTTGGCAGCGGGCATGCGTACCACAATCAGGAGGTGGCGGGTCGTGGAGACAAGAGGCCGTATCTAAAAAGAGGCACCGCCTAGTCTCCCAGACGGTGCCTCACCTGCCATGCGGCGTCATCACTGGGCGCTTTCTGCCGTTGACGCCCACGCCGCGCCTAGATGACAGCATACTCGCGCCCAAGCCACAACCGAAAAACGCTTACTCTTCTACGGCAGCGTCCAGAACGTCAATGATGGCGGTCAGCAGCAGCCGATCCGGCTCTGTTTCCGGCGGGAACGATGCGAACAGCTCGAGGATGTCGAGGAAGGCCTGTCGAACACTGTCGTAGCGAGCCACCTGCCGTAGCCCTGCTTCAATTGTTGTAGCCCCGTCGTCCCTGAAGACGAGCGTGTAGCGGCTGTCGCGACCAAATGTGAACTCATGTAGGATCTTTGCTGTCATATGCGTGTTTGTTGTTGGTACTAGAAAAGGTTCTTTCTGGTGGCAGTCCCGGTCTCTACGTTGATGACAACTTCCTGACCGGGGCAGTGCATGTCAAACGCCTTGGTCCAGCCATCGAGCATGGCGACCTTCAACCCCGTCCCGCCCTCAGCGTGCGTGTTGCGAAGCGTGATGACCTTGGTTTTGATTGCCGCGTCGGCGTCGAGGTACTGGTCAATCATGACCAGCGGGTAGCGCGAATCACGTGCGATGAAGGCACAGTCTTCAATCACGACCTCCTCACAAGACCGCAGTTCGACGATGGCTCGGTCGTTCTTGGTGAAGTCGTACAGGTTGTTCCGCAGCGTCACAGAATCCATCATCGGATGACCCTGAAGCGGCTCATTGCCCTGCATGTTGCCGACAACCATTGCCCCAGTTGAGCGCAGCTCGCGTCCGTTGTAGAACTTGGGCTCAGGCCAGTCGCATACGAACGTGCTGTTCTCGACCACGATTGTGCCGGGGTACTTAGATGTGCCCGGATTGAAGTAGGTCAGGTTGAACGAAGGCCGGTCACCCTTGTAGGCGTTGTCAACAAAGTGGCTGTTCTCCACGATGTGGACCGGCGGCTCTGCATACGGCAGGTTGTCTGCGCTGTACTGCTGGTATGGGAGCGGACGGTGGGCAAACTGCACCCCTTGGCTACCACAGCGGAGGAACGTGCAGTCCCTGACCTCAGTGCCTTCGTAGTTGGACACGTACAGGCCGTGCTCACGCGGAATGCCAGTGAAGTCGCAGCTCAAGAAGCGCCGCAGCGGGGCATTGAACTCACGAGTGCCCCATTTCAGCTGACGAGCGTAGCGCCCCGCAGAAACACCCACATTGTCCCATGTGTACGTTCCAGGGCGCACCTCCAGCTTCTTGTGCAGGTTTGAAGCCCACTGGGCGTGCCCTTCAGGGACAACGCACTCGAGGTCTTCTGTAAGAAGGTCGCCGTCCCCGCTGTTCCAGTCTGACCGCTTCACATCACCAAGCGTAGAGACCGGAGCGCGGTCACCGCGAGTAGAACGGACAGCCCGCAGCCGCAAGTTCTTGTTCTGCTCCGCGGTGTTGCCCACGTGATCCAAGGCCACAAACTGGCTAGGGTCCGAGGGCTGCGGAGGCTCAGGAGGCTGCGGGGG